TTTTAGGTTAGTCACAGCAAAACTTCGCGGCTAATACCCGCATCAAACGATAGGCAGAGATAACTTCACAGCCTATCAAACATGGAGCTCATACATGTAAAACATTGGGCAAACAACTAACCTGTTGATTTCTAGGATAGAAACAGCAACTTCAACTATAACTGAAGCCCATTAATGCAGTAGACGGCGGCTTGGGAAGGCTAGGAACACTGGAGGAGAAATCCATTGAAGGTGTCCTATCTGTAGCAATACAGACGCTAACGGAACTGACGACGTTGGAAAGACAACTATGCGCTGTCGCAGACACAAGGACAGATAGGCTCGTGGAACTTGAACCGATATACTGGGGATGGGGGCGAGCAGAAAATAATTACCGTTCCGGCTATCCTGTTAAACAATAGAATGTTAACAGCAATTTTAAATTTTCAAGCATATCGAAAACAAAATACATTCTGAAAGGAAACAAAATGAACGCATTTGTAAACGCAGTAGCAAACCAAGAAGCTCGTACCGAAAACGGTATGAAGGCTCGTAAGTCCACAGCCAAGGCTACAGTGGACCTGTTCTACAACATCGGTGCAAGCCGTGGTAAGAACATCACCGGCGACTTTACAGCCGCTTATGTAGAAAATGCCGACGTGGCACTACGCATCGCACAATGGGCACGTGATGTCCGTGGTGGTGCCGGTGAACGTCAACTGTTCCGCGACATTCTAGTACATCTAGAAAAGCGCGACCCAGATGCCGCTTTGGCTTTGCTAAAGAAGGTACCTGAAGTAGGCCGTTGGGATGACATCTTTGTCTTCTCTACTCCTGCATTGAAGTCAGCCGCATACACCATGTTGGGTGATGCGCTACGTGCGTCTAACGGCCTTGCGGCAAAGTGGACTCCACGTAAGGGCAAGATTGCCGCTGAAATCCGAGCATTCTTCGGAATGTCTCCAAAGCAATACCGTAAGAGCCTTGTGGCACTTACAAAGGTTGTTGAAACACAAATGTGTGCCAACGACTGGGACAACATTAACTTCTCACATGTTCCTTCTGTAGCGGCTCGCAACTACAAGAAGGCATTCAACCGTCACACACCTGCGTTCGCAGAGTATGTGTCTAAGTTGGTAAGTGGTGATAAGACTGTAAAGGTTAATGCCTCTGCAATCTACCCACATGATGTGTTGAAGGGTATTGCACACAGCTACACTGGTGCAATGGACAAGACAGAGACAGACCATGTGATCGCACAATGGGATGCTCTGCCTAACTATGTAGGTGACGCAAGTATCCTACCTCTAGTTGACGTAAGTGGTTCTATGACTACACCTGTTCCAGGTTCGTCTGTTCGTTGCTTGGACGTTGCAGTTGGTCTAGGTTTGTACCTAGCAGACAAGAACAAGGGCGTGTTCAAAGACACATTCTTGACTTTCTCTAGCAAGCCACAACTTGTTACTCTAAAGGGTAACATTGTTGAAAAGGTTGACCAAATGAGTCGTAGCAACTGGGAAATGTCAACTAACCTGCATGCCGCTATGGACAAGATTCTAAGCGTTGCGGTTAAGGGTAACGTCCCAGCAAGCGACATGCCAGCCATGTTGCTGATCTTGTCAGACATGCAGTTCAACCAATGCGCTCGTTTCGACGATAGCGCAATGGAAATGATCGAACGCAAGTATGCTGATGCGGGTTACACCGCACCACAAATTGTGTTCTGGAACCTAAACAGTTCCGGCAATGTTCCTGTAAAGGCAGACAAGAGCGGTGCCGCTCTAGTGTCAGGGTTCAGCCCAAGCATTATGAAGGCGCTGTTGAGTGCTGATCTTGATCAGTTCACTCCAGAAGGTATCATGCTTAAGACTGTAATGGTCCCACGCTACGACCTTTAATATAAAAGTATTAACTTTTTAATAGGGCCTGAGGGCCCTATTTTTTTAGGCTTTATTGTCCAAAATGCAAGCGTTTAAACCGCCCTACAAGCGTTTAAAATGCTTCGTGGGTACTTAGACCTTCCCTAAGCCCTGATCGTGCGTTGTAGGGCTTTTAAAACGGTCTTGATCTGTTGTATTAATACAACACTTTTGATATTGACTAATGCCTAGGAAATTAGTATAATATGCTTTTAAATCCAAAAGGCATATCATGGAAGCGGTCAAAGAAATTACAAAATGGGCAGATGGTTCTAATATAAACCACTCCTATTTACTAGATGGTACTAAAATGGTTGCTTACATTCCTTTTGGTAAAGGTAAACCGTTTTACTTTAAGAACCCAATTACTATCGACAAGCGTGGTCGTAAATTTGAAGTACTCAAAAAGAATCCGTTTAAGGAAGTTAAACAAGATCCGGACCTTATAGAAGTTAAAGGATCTAAAGGTAACTCTTATTTTATTGATCCTGAAAACAAGACTTGTACATGCCCTGGATACACTTTTAGGGGTTCATGTAAACATATAACAGAACTGGTAGATGTATAATGACACCTTGGATTGAAAACGTAGCGGCTGATGACATCCCAAAAAGATTTCATCACGAAGCCGGCGAGAACAGTATGCTGATTAGCATTGTGGACCCAGCCAGCTGGCGTCCTACCCCTGCCCACAAGTTCAAAGAAATTCATAACTTTGAATTTTTGGATGTAGAAGAAAAGGACGAAGTTCTCGAAGAAGAAATGAAGTGTAGCCATGAGCAAGCCTCAGAGCTTGTTCGTTTACTACAACATGCATTGGATAATAACATGAATGTTGTTGTTCATTGCTTTGCAGGCATTTGCCGCTCAGGAGCGGTTTGTGAAGTTGGTGTTATGATGGGCTTCCGGGATACTGGTCGCTTTCGTAGCCCTAACTTGCTAGTCAAGCATCGTATGATGAAAGCCCTAGGTTGGACATACGATCCGGATGAGAAGCCAAACTTAGATGACTGGCGAACTTTTAGAAATGATTTTTAGGAGAATATAATGTTCTTAAACACAAAAGACATATTGAAAATTAATGAGATACTTGACAAGTTTCCAAATGTTAATACATTTGAGCTTGAACAAAGCAATCATAGTGGCATTGGTAGCATTACCACTATGAGTTTTGATCACGAAATCAATACTATAAAAACAAGGGTTAGTATTGAAATCAGTGGTGTAGAAGATTGGTAATACTTTTTAGCTATTGACAGTATTCTAGTTTGAGTTTATAATAAACATTTACTTAGGAACATTTATGGAATACCGAGTCAAATCAAGAAGCAAACGGGCTAAAAAATTAGTTGAGCATTTGATGCCCAATTTAATTGGACAGCTAGGTTTACAAAATAGTAAAAAATTTGTTTTGATTGAAATTGGTAGAAATATAACTGATGGGAATCACGGATGTACTATTCCATTAAACGGTTTGGATAGTTATATTATTTCTATAGATATGCTAAGGTTACAAGATATTGGTATTACACTTGCGCATGAAATGGTTCATGTAAAGCAATTAGCTAAAGGATTCCTAAGAGCAGAAAAAGGTCAGAAGTATTGGAGAGGTCAAAAATTTAGTAAAAGAATTCATTACTTAGACACACCTTGGGAAATTGAAGCATTCAGTAAACAAGATCTTCTTTTTAGAAGAGCATTAGAAAATTAAAGAAAGGAGGGCAAGATGCCTAGTGTATTTTTAGTTAGCGACACGCACTTTGGACATATGGGTGTTTGCCGCTTCACACGTAACGACGGTGTTACAAAGTTGAGGCCATGGGACAGTCCAGAGGAAATGGACGAAGCTATGGTTAAGGCTTGGAACGAAAAGGTCAAGCCCACGGACAAGGTCTACCATTTGGGCGATGTGGTGATCAACCGCAAAGCATTGCCCACATTGGCCCGCTTGAACGGAGACAAAGTTTTGATCCGCGGTAACCACGACATCTTTCGGGATGATGAGTACAGACAGTACTTTAGAGAATTACGTGCATACCATGTTATGAACGGAATGATCTTGAGTCATATTCCGTTGCACTCAGATTCGATGGGTCGTTTTGGTGTTAACATTCACGGACACTTACACGCTAACCGCGTTAAGAAGGCTCGTGGTGTTGATGCACGTACAGGAGAAATCTTGTACAGCGATGAAAACGATGTGCGTTACCATTGCGTGTGCGTAGAGCAAACTGACTTTGCGCCTATATTGTTCGAAGACGTTATCAAGCGTATTGAAGCAGAAGGCGGATCAGTAGGCTTTAAAAACGGCAATGGTCCGACAATGTAAGGAGAAGAATGTCTTATCGTGAATATTATTTTAAACAGATGATTAGAAGCGGTAAGGCATTCTTTATCTATTCTAAAGGTTTTATTTTGAATAGGAAAGTGTAAAATGAAAATTCGATTTGACAAAGACACAATGCCCGATGAACTGTACAATGCTCTTCTAAAGCATTTTGTAAACGAAGCAGTTGGATTGGGTGTAGAAGTAAACAAGTTTACCGAATTCAATAATTGGGTAGTCGAGTGCGAAGTCGACGCTAAGGAGTCAGTGCATTGAACAAGTGTTATCAATTAATTGGAGTACCTGCCTCAGGAAAAAGCACTTGGGTTAAAAACCAGGACTGGGTCCTTGGAATGGAGTATGTTAGCACTGACCACCATGTAGAAGAGTATGCTAAATCTGTAGGTAAGACTTATTCTGAAGTGTTTAAGGATTACATGCCTACGGCAGTTGATCTAATGGCCGCAGAAGTTGTAGAGGCAAGAAAAGCAGGTCGCGATGTGATTTGGGATCAGACTAGTACAACTATTGCTAGTCGCGCCCGAAAGTTTAATATGCTTCCAGACTATTGGCATATTGCTGTAGTGTTTCACACCCCAAAACTAGATGTTCTTAAAGAACGATTGGCCAATCGCCCAGGCAAGGAAATTCCTTGGGAAGTTGTACAGGGTATGCTTGACGGTTGGCAAGAACCTACAGAAGATGAAGGTTTTAAGGAAATTTGGTACGTAATTTAATAAAATACGTACATAATAGGGCCTTAGGGCCCTATTTTTTTGATTTAGTCTATACTCTAAATTTTGAATAAATAACACTATAATCATTATGATTCAAAAGATACGGAGAATAGCACATGGCGCTACAAATTAGACGTGGTACAGATTTACAAAGATCTAGCCAAATTTTCAATTCAGGCGAGCTTATTTACACTACTGACCAAAAACATTTATGGATCGGCGACGGTAGTACCACTGGCGGCACAAATGTTCATGCAAACGCGGCGGGTGCGGGTTTAACATGGAATCCGGGTACAAATAAACTTGACCTTAATTCCTCTACATTTAATTTTACCACAAATGATTTAGTTGAAGGTACTAATAACAAATTTTTCACAACCGATAGGGCTCAAGACGCGGCAGGAACTTTACTACAAAATGGAGTTTATACAGGTATAAGTTTTAGTTACAATTCTACTACAAACACACTCACTGGAACAGTGTCAGGAACCGTTGGTATTACTTCAGTACAATCCGATACAACTCCTACCTTAGGAGGAAATTTAACATTAAATAGTCATAATATTACTGGTACAGGCAATATTAATATTACAGGTAGTATTCAAGGAACAAGTTTTTCTGGTAATTTGACCGGCAATGTTTTGGGTAATTTAACAGGTAACATTACTGGTACTAGTACCATTACTTCAGATAGCTATTCTAAATTAAGTACAATTACAACCTCTACAGTTAGTGTAGCGTCTAATGTCATTACTGTAAATTCTACAACTGGAATGGTTTTAGGCATGCCTATTACTTTTACCCTTACATCACCAATAGCATCTACTTTAGGTAACATTGTTCCAAATAGAGTATATTTTATAAAAACAATTGCCGGCAGCACATTGACTATTTCTACGACATATAATGGCCCTACATTTGCCGCAGGGACAGATACTGGTGTAATGAATGTTACAGCCAACGGATTGTCTGCTCCTATTGTTAGTGCTAACGATGTTACACTAACATCAAATTTAAATTTTGTAGATACTACAGGCGAAGTCCATTCTTTTTATGCTGACAATGGATACCTGTACATAGGAAATGTAAGCAGTCCAAATAAATTTATTTTAAATACAGATACTACTTTTGGAACACCCTTTTTAATTAAAGGAGTAGTAGATGGTAGCACCCCGGGGATCCTTCCGTCGATAAAATTTGGTGCAATTAGGGGGTCTTTAGTTGCCCCCCAGTGTGTGCAAGATACTAATCCTTTAGCCGTTATAAAATTTGATGGATACACCGGATCCACTAACAATGAAGGATTAGCTACAGGATACATAATTGCTGCTGTTGTTTCAGACACTAGATCATTAGCTGGTAGAGATGATATTCGTGCTAAATTAGGTTTTGGTTGTCAAGACGATATAACTAATGGAACTGCAATAACATTTGAAACTGGCGGTAAAGCAACATTTCCTATTCTAAAAGTAAGAGGATATCCAACAGCTAGTTATCCATCACCTGCCGAAGCGGGCATGATTATTTTTAACAGTGATACAAATCATTTCTATGGATATGACGGAACTAGCTGGAAACAGCTCGATAATTAAAATATTCAATATCCTTTTCGTGCAATTTAGAAATTAACTTTATACTATTGGTATTAAAATATTTTAAAAATTCCCAATGGTCGTAACCATTAATATCTGGTAAAGGAATATTACAATTAAGATATTCCTTTACAAACTGAAAATCAAAGTCTAAATATTCAGCCCTGCATACAAAATCAACTTTTTCATCGTTAACATGAATAAAATCTAATTGGTTTGTAAAACGATTAAACCATCTAGGAAATTCAAAAGGTACATCGGGGTCACAGTACTCCGAAACCCATTCATTAATTGGTTTTAAATCTAATAAAGTTTTACCATTCCAATCTAACCAATATCCCTCTGTACTTACTTTTCTATATAAACTAAAAATTCGCTGCCAAGGATTACGAACAACACTCATAGTTTTTGCAGTAGGGTAATGATCTTTAACCATTCCTAAGTGGGGGTGATCTATCATCCATGGGTCAGTATCACATACATTAAAATTAGGTTTCAACCAATCTGCAATTATTTTTTTCATAGCCATGCCTGTACGCGGTACGTGTACATAAGCAAGTTCTGGATTTTTTATATAGAATGTTCCCATTAAATTTTAATAAGTTTAATTAGTTGCGCCATTAAATCCCACTCCCACCATTTTTCTCTATTGTTCCAGTTAGATGCGTTTGCATGGTGGTTATTGTGCCAACCGTCTCCTAGACTGATGAGGTTAGCAATCCAACTATTAGTACTTTTATCCATAGTGTCGTAACTTCTATAACCATGATGATGACCTAATACATTAACAACACCTATTAAATGAACTGTCATGCTAGCAGGAACAACATACACAAACAACCATAATACAGGATTAATTAGAATAAGCAATAATGAAAAAACAAATATTATTTTGAAATAATTTTCAAAAATAAATCTGTGGGTTAAACTACGCATTAGATCTTTGACATAGGCAACAGGAATATTTGGAATGCTCCAATCATATCCCATCCAAACTTTAATTGCTTGTTCAATACTAAATTTATTATCGACATAAGGACTATGGGGATCGCCAATTCTATCAGAATGAGCATGATGCTGGCGATGTAGTGCTACCCAACTAATAGTAGGTCCTATTGTAGAAATAACAGATATGTAACTTAGTATTGTTTCCAGCCAAGGATACGTTTTAAAACTTCTGTGTGTTAATAGTCTATGTAAGGTAATAACACTACTGATAGGGCCGATAATTAGCCACGACACAAAAGCAATACCTAACAAATAGTATTGCTCTGTATACATAGCGTATACAATAGCCGGTATAGTTAATATATGATTAAATGCTTGTAGTAATCTTACCTTTGTGTTTAAATTCATTAGTCACCTTCTGGCATTTTATGCCAAGCTTCATCAGTTATAATAGTAGGATTCCATTTATCAAACGCACCCTCTGCTGTTTCGTAGTAGACAAAATTTTGCCAGCATTTTTGTACGTTCCAGGGACAGGTTTGTAAATACCCTTGTCTATATTTCCATTTACCATTACTAGCAATATCCATGTGGTGCCGCCATGTATCCCACCAACGCTTACCTCCCCTATTTCGATTTTGCATTGTTATTAAATATATTTCATAATTATTAACTTTTTCCAAAGCATCAATCAATGAACAAGTTACACGAAACCCGTCTGTCATATCAGTATGTTTCATGCGGAATTCTGGAAATGTATACAAACGATTAATTTGTTTTGCTACATTTTTTGGATAGCGAGAGTCGTTAAAGACGCCGCCCATTACCATAGGTTTGCCTGTGCTAATTTGATACACTACGCCGTATCCAGAATGCTGTTCTATTATAAGATTGTCAGGGGTATAATTATGTCTTAACCAATTATCTTCTTGTAGACATATACTCCTCACCTTTTCAAATTCATTTGAAGAGTTATAATATATTTCAATGCGTGTATCTGTTAAATCATATCTACTCTGCATAAGTGTGTATTTAACTTAAATATTTTAAAGATCCAAAAAAATGTTAGATAGCGCAATTATAAAACTTAATTTTACAGTCAAATTAGATAGTTTGCAAGACTATTATCAAAAATTAAAATTAGAATATGACCACCTTTGCTGGACATGGGATCGATACAAACACGAAATTACAGACGAGTGGTACGAACGTATTCTTTCAAATGGTATTGGTTGTACACTCCCTTATGGTTGGGCTATACAAAGCAATTTGGAGGATTTAACAATACCGTGCCCGCCCTACAATATCAGCACACATAAAAGGGTGGGTTATAGAAACACCGAACTAGCATTTGGGTTAGTAACTAAATTACAAGAATTAATTCCTTATGCTTATAGGTGGAGTCTTGTTGTTCAGCCACCTACAGGGAAAGTAAGTAGGCATGTTGATCAAGGAGATGAATATACTGCTCATATCCCTATATATGATGCACCAGAGGCTGTTTTTAAATTCTGGGACTCTAAAGGAAATAGAAAAGATTTTACAATCCCTGCAGATGGAAGTGTTTATTTAGTCGATACCATTATTGATCACGAAACTGAAAATTATAGTGAAACAGATCGTGTTGGCATTGTTTTTAGATTTAAAAGAGTAGATTTACCTAAATTATTAATGTTAACAGGCGAAATATCATGACAGTAATTTATACACCAATAGACATTGAATTTGAAATGCCCGACGAGCAAGAACTTATTGATTGGTTTCACACACATAAAATTACAGATACTGACTATTGGGAATACGAAGAAGGTAGACACGAATGGTGTTATGTTGCACTACGCAAAGAACCGTCTAATTGGCGTACATACGAAGCATGGTTAGATTGGACCAAGGAACGAACACCTATAGAAGGTGCAGGGCTGTTTTTCCATCCGGGGTTTGAAGAAGCCTTTCCAGGATTAGCTAAATGCGTTCGCGAATTACCATTTGATCAAATTGGCACAAGCGGCTTTATAATGCAAATTGGAGTTATACCTCCGCATCAAGATACAGCATATGATATGCCAGAGCCTAGACGATATGTAATCTACGTGACCGATCCGACCTATAATACATTTCATTTTGTTCACAACGGTAAAAAAGTCTGGCCTGAGATAGATCCTAAATATAGATGTTTTGCATTTAATAATAGTGATGTAGAACATGCAGCTGATGCTACTGATAGAACAAAAATATTATTGAGCACTGTGGGAATAATTAATAAAGAAAAGCACGAAGAACTGATTGCTAGAAGCATAAAAAAATTTAAAGATAAAGTTATTAAGATATGAAATTTGAATATTATTATAATGATGTGCCAGGGGAAGGATTGTCTAGAAACAATTTAGTTTATACAAGTCTCATCTCACAAGATAAAAAAACATTTGTACAATGGTTTTATAATGATGAAGAATATCATAAAGGACAAAATGAAATTGTAGATCCTGATAAAATGGAGGAGAAATGGTTAAGGGAAGTTAATTATCTAACACACATGCGTAATAATTTTCCTGACTTAGTACCCACAATTACAAAAATAGATTTAGATAATAGGAAAATATATTTAGAAGTAGACGGTCTTGACTTTTGGAACAGGGCAAAATGTAATATAGAAAATTATAATACTGTATTACCCGACTGGCAAGATCAAATGCTTGAAATTATCAAAGCTCATAAGAGTTTAGGTTTATATAAATTTTCAATGCATCCTAGTAGTTATTTCATTGTAGACGGCAAATTAAAAAGCATAAATTATTTTTTTTGCTATAGAGATTTAGAAGGGCCTATAAGTATTGCAGACCATGCAAGCCATATATATAGTACTAGACAAAAAATTATGAAAGAGCAAATAGAAAAGATGGGCTTAAGTTGGGATAAGAAAGAGCCATTAGACGAATTACAAATTTTATGTTTTGAGAGTTTTAGGACAAATTATCCAAATAGCTTTATTGAGCAGGCTAAAAAAATATATGATAGATAAAGAACAATTATTAAATTCTAAAAGCTTCTGTATTTTGCCATTTATAAATGCTCGTATATGGCACAGTATGGTGGTTCCTTGTTGTATTAACCATAATATTGTATTTGGTATCAGTACAGAACAATCATTAGATGAAATTTATTCTAATAATAATAATACATTAACTGCCTTTAGGCATCAATTACTTGAAGGTAACGAGCTTCCTGAATCATGTTCGCGTTGCACCAATTGCGAAAAATCTAATGTTGTAAGTATGAGGCAAAATAGTAACAAAAAATGGGGCCATCTATTAAAGGAATTAGAATTTGATTCTGATAACAATTTAGTTGAAAATAAATTTTATCTATGGGACGGTGTAGGTTTTAGTAATTTATGTAACTTGAAATGCAGAATGTGCCCTAGCTATCTAAGTTCAAGTACTAGAGAAGAAGAGATTAAACATAATTTAACTCCCAAAACTGTATCGCTTGCACAAACAGAATTTATAAAAAATTATAAATTTAAAGAAAAGTTAAACGGAATAACTATAGAATCTTTTAATAATGAAAATGATTTTTATACTTTTTTTCTTAAACATATTAATTATATAAAAGAAATAAAATTTGAGGGCGGCGAACCATTAATGCTACCCCAACATTATAAAATATTAGAGCTGCTCATAGAAAAAAATAAAACTGATGTTGAACTATCTTATCCTACAAATTTAACTAGATTAAATTTTAAATCATATAATGTTCTAGATTTGTGGAATAAATTTAACAACATAAATCTTTCAATTAGCATAGATGCATATGAAGACCAAAATTATTACATAAGACATCCATCAAATTGGAATGATATTGTTAATAATATTAATAAAGTTAAATCTAAATGTCCTCATATAAAATTAACTATAAGCACAACAATTCAAATTTTAAATAGCTTTGCGGCTACAAAAGTACATGCATGGGCCTTAAAAAATAATATACCCCATTCATTTGTTTTTTTAAAAGACCCTTCCTATTTTAGTCTATGTTCTTTACCACCCGAATATAAACAACGTGTTCAAACACATTGGGATCTTTATAAACAAACGCTTCCAATAAATTTTGATAGTTATAAAATTGATGATTTTTTAAAAATGATGTGGGCAACAGACTCTTCAAATGAAATAACAGAATTTTTAAATAAAATAAAAGAAAGAGATATAATTCGAAATGAATCGTTGTTAGAAACATTTCCAGAATTTAAGGATTTAAAATGATTAAAGGTATTAATAATCAACCATATTATGATATGACAGAATATTTAGATATGGACGGGTTTGATAACCTGTTGCCTGAAATTTATAGAGGCTTTGCTGATGCACGTGAGTATGCTAAAGAAGGTACTTGGATGAAACCTGCATTCCATATAGAGGATATGAGTTATATTCCTAATTGGAAACCTCTATATAAAGCCATCGAAGAGTTTCTAGCACTGCCGGATGACAACCCTATTAAACAAGGTGGCATAGACCTATATAGAGATTTTCAAGACTTTCGTGTACGTAATCGCTTTACACGTTATATTAAAATGGCCATGGGTGCTTATGATCCTTACATATATTACTTCCTATGGGAACAAGGTAGTTGGGACGATAGGACAGCGCCACGCAAACTAACTGAAGAAGCTAAACATTTTCCTAATACGGTCAAGTGGGTTGAAAATTTAGTTGGCACTGTATTTGAAGACATTGGTCGTGTTATATTCTTTCATAGAGAAGCAGATGGAGTTGGATTTGAGCATCGCGATCTAGATGGAAGCAAAGGCATTCAAGATGGGTACACTCCTCATCGTAATGAGTTTATACACATTCGACCTAATCTAAAAGGGCCGTTCTACTTATGGGATCCTGTGGCAAAAGGACGGACATATATTAACTGTCGTGCCGCTTGGTGGAATGATCAAGACTGGCACGGCGGAGATAAAATAATGCAACAAACTTGGGGATTACGTATTGACGGAAAATTTACAGAAGAGTTCCGCAAACAACTAGGTGTTGATCATTTGGATTCATATTGATATGTATGACATCATACTATTTGGAGATATGCCTGATTTAGAAACTTATTCTAGATCTAGCGGAGCACATAGAATAGCTACAGAAATTAGAGAACACGGCTATTCTGTATTAGTTATAGATTTTTCAAACTATATTAATTTTGATAGGTTTTGTGAAATTGTAAATCTAGCAGTGGGTAAAAATACACTAATGGTGGGATTTTCTACTACTTGGTTCCCGTTCATACTCCCAGACGGAACTATAAGTCACAGAGAACCTAGTAAACCAGCCAACAGATTTAATCCGTCTAGTGAAAATAATTCCAATTGTTTGAGTATGGAATTTGGTGGGCCTGATGTTAAAAAATATATAGATACAATAAAAAATATAAATTCAAAAACAAAAATAGTTTTAGGTGGTGCAAAAGCCTATATGTATATCCATACTCCGGGAATAGATAATGTTTTTATTGGCCATTCAGAAACAATGATTATAGAGTATCTTGATAGTTTTACAAAAGGTCCAAAACGAATTTGGAATAAAATTATAGACCATGATAAAAAAGCACAGTCACCAAGCTGGGATTTTAGAAAATCAAAAATAGATTATAAACCAGAATCTTATATCTTACCTAGTGAAACTTTACTTTTAGAAGTAGGTAGAGGTTGTAGGTTTAATTGTAAATTTTGCTCGTTCCCACTCATAGGACAAAAAAATATTAGTGATTACTTAAAATATGAAGAATGTCTATATAACGAATTGATGGATAATTGGAAAAAATGGGGCACCTGGAAATATACCATAGTAGATGATACATTCAACGATAGTACTGAAAAATTAGAAATGGTTAAACGTGTTGTTAAAAGATTACCGTTTAAGCCAGCTTTCTGGTGCTATATGAGATTAGATATTATTGTTAACCATCCTGAGCATATACAATTAGCAAAAGATATAGGAATAAGAGAAGTATACTTCGGCATTGAAACATTAAATAGGGTAGCTGGCAAAGTGATAGGGAAAGGAATGGATCCTAAAAAAATTACAGATACTCTTGAAAAATGTGCAGAAGTATGGGGACATGATGTTTGGATTATGACCGGTTTAATTTGCGGACTGCCTAAGGATAATATAGAAGATTTTGAACGCAGTTGTCAGTACTTTGATAGACCTGATAGGCCAGTCGGTCACATAAACACTACCCCATTAAGAATAATCAAACATGCAGAGTTTACAAAATATAGGTTTAATGCTTCTTTTGAAATAGAAGCTGAAAAATATGGCTATGAGTTTCCGTATGAAGATGTTCCGTGGCGCTGGATCAAAAAAGACGGAACAAACATTGACAAT